GGTGGCATTTTTGTCTGCTGGTGGGTGTTCACTGAAAGCCTCAAGCTGCCCTTTTGTTCCCCCAGACAGGTCAGGTAGCGCGCGGCGCAATTCTATTCTTACAAAATTCAGGTCTTGTTGATTCATGCTTCTTTGCGCTCCATACACTTAAGCTTTCGCAATTACGCCGATCGCCAGCGCCCGATCCATAAAACGCAGTAGCAGCTCAAGCTGCGTACCATGCTTCTGCTCGAATGCCGGTACATCGGCGTGTAACTCGTCGTGGCACTCTCTGCACAGAGGGATCACGAAGAGATCATGGGCTTTTGTTGCTGTCCCCCCCATACCGTGCCCTACGATATGGTGCGGATCATCTGCTGGCCGTCGGCAACACTCACAGGGTTGTGTTTTAACCCAGCGGGTGTACGTCTCATTTATCCAGCGGCGTCGCTTTGGCCTGAGCATGAAAGATTCTGGAGACTCCGGATCAACAGAGAGCGTGAGGATCTTCTTCGCCTTCTCCTGCACGAGGCTGGTTGCAGAAGCGGAAGGCACAATGTCGCTTTCCCTCATGACCGAGCGGATCTTCTCATCCGGAAGGCGTAGCCCCTTGTGCGCAACGCTTTCCGGAATAACATCAGCCAGGTCGTTTCTGACCATCCACCAGCACAGTTCCGGAAGCGTCAGGATATGCGACTCGGGAAAACCAGAATCACGCCGAATGACTTCCAGAATCCAGGATACCAGGTTTCCTGCCGCTATACCTGCAAGCTGTTCGGTATGCTGCCCCGACAAAGTGTGATCGCAATGCCAGCACAGGCGAATACTTCCTGGTGGGTGCCGCATTGTTGTGAAGTTCTTGTCGTGCCACGATGAATGTGGCCACTGGCAATCAAACCGGGTACTCAACCATTGCTCAAGGGAAGGAAGCCCACCGGCACGCTGAATAACCCGCTCATTCCCGAAGACCTGCCGCATTACTGGATCATCAGCCAGCGGCTGAATGGCGGCGGGAACAGCCCCTGTACTGAATGACGCCATTTCTTCTGGTTCAGGTTCGATAAGAACGCGACCGCGCATGAAGAGGTGCATTAGTTCCGCGCCTGGACGAAACAACACAATTCCCATACGATGGGCGACTTCAGGAGTTAACAAAGCCCTCACGCCGCCTGCCCCCCTGCAATATGTTCAGCCCACAATCCACCAATCCAGCGTACCCCCTTGGCAGTGAAACGCGTCTGGCTGAATGCATGATTGGATGTGCTCGATGTTCCCGTCTTAACTTCAAATCTTCCCGCGGAAATGTGCTGCGCCATAGGGGTAAGTGTGCCGCCGAGGCGATACAGGATATTGCGTTCAATGAGGAACAGGCGGAACTCGGTTTCTTTTGCGTTGAGCAATTTGGCTACCTGCCGGAATGACATGGAGCCTTTTGCAGAGCAATAACGATCAACAAACTCCACTTTTGGCGCCGCGGCTGCCAGCTGGATGGTCAGTTGCTCTTTCTGCTCGGCTAAATCAGCAGCCAGGCGAAGCGCTTCCGGCAATGAGCGGGGAACACTGACACTCTGCCCTTCTTCCAGTTCCTGCCACCGATCAACAACCGCAGCGGTAAATTCTGGTGACAGTCTGGCAACAATCACCAGAGAGTCGCGTTTGTTAAAACGATACTCCTGGTAAACATTGCCGTTATGCTCAAAATCGAACTGCGCCAACGGCGCGGTTAAAATTCCCGCAGCAACAAGACGCTCAGCCGAGCGTTTCACGTCACTGTGTTTACTCTGAACCAGATCCGCAATATCACGGCTGGACATTGTTACTACACCATTCACGATTAACTGGCTCATACTTTTCTCCATATCAGGCGGCTGCACCCGCCGGTTCATATCTGCTGATCGTTATCTCTACCCGACCTTTCGGCACTACGGGTCCCCATTCCACCAGCATGCGCTTAATCTGGCTGTCGTCTTCCCAGACACCCGCATGTGTCAGCGCGTCAAACAGGGCTTTGTTGTAATTATCGATATCCCGGCGGCGCGCATCCGGCGGGTACAGAGTGATTTCTACCGCTGCCAGTTCAGTCGATGGCTTCGGGAGACGTCGTAATTGCTCAATGATCGCCACGCAGGCAGCGCTCTGGTATTTACGGCCATCAGCGCTAATGAGGTGACGACCGGCCAGCGGCCCCTTATTAGGGGCGCGCCAGTAGGTGTTCACGCTCGGAGGGAACGGGAGCACAAGTTTCATGCCACCTCCTGATGTTGCACTGCACACAGTTCCGGAAGATTTGCCTCCACCAGCGCCCTGGCGAATGGTGGTGGTACCGCATTACCACAGCGGGCTACCTGCTTATCTTTTGCATAGCGATTTCCACGGTAGTCCTGATCAATAACGTATCCATCCGGGAAGCCCTGCGCTTTGTAGAGTTCATGCGGCTGCAACATGCGCATTCCGATATCAACGATCTGGTATTTAACCCCATCGATCGTTACCAGCCATTCATCGTCACTTTCCCCGCAATACGTCTCGAGAAATGTGCGTACCTCACCCACGTGTTGGCCACCAGCGGTGATTGTTGGCATGGGCACATCAAGGCGTTGCCCGTCGCGGCATGTTCCACGCAGTTTCACCAGATGAGAGGCAACTACTGCATGATGGTCGACAGTGGTCACTGAGTGCGCGGGTTCATCCATACTGACACCTGGCCCCGTATAGTTACCGCCGTAGTGTTTCGCCAGGAACGCGCTCACCGTCGCAAATTTATTTCCACCTGCAGTAACGGTCCCAAGCGGGTTATCCAGTCGCAGCACACGCGGTTCTTGTCCAGGTCGTTCGCCATAACCCATCTGGATCAGCGTAGGCGTTACAAGTTGAGATTTACCGCCACCGCCAGCGGTGATGGTTGCGCTCGGTTCGTCTGCCCGGTGACCGACGCTGGCCCCAAACTGGCGGGCTATCACTGGCGCAACAAGACAGGTGCGGGATTGCTTCAGAATGGTATGAGCAGGTTTATCCAGCGGGCGCGGTTTCGCCTGGTATTCACTACCACCATTACCCGCCAGGAATGGCGTCAGTGCAGCCTCAACAATCCCGAGTGCATGCCCGTTCCCACCTGGACGTTTTGATGTGCCAGCAGTTACCGTCGGGACAGGTTCGGTAACGGGCTGCCCGGTTGCGCCAGTGCGGAATTTTGTCAGGTGTGGAACGGCTAACGCGTAGCCGAGTTTTTTAGTAATGGTCTGTAATGGCTCATTCAGCGACTGCCCGCGAAAAGCGTCATACGAATTTTTTGAGCTTGTGTGGTTACACTTCACGATAAACGGCGACGCACTTTCGATAACAAAGCGCTGTATGCCGCGCGCGATCCGCTTCAGAGTGTTCTCCGCCAGCGGTTTTTTGCGGTCGAAGATGGACAGGGCCGGAACATTCCAGTCGATACATTCCGCAGCGGTACGCCATGGCATCAGCCTGCCGCTCTGCACCTCCAGAGACTTAGGATCCCCATGGGTAACAGCAGGCCACTGGATTGGGCAGCCATCGCAGCGCATAACCATGAAGAAGCGTTTGCGGATCGTCGGCGCGCCGTAATCACACGCGCGTAGTTCGCGATAATCAACATCATATCCAAGCCCATCCACCAGCTGTTGCGCCTGCTCGCTACCTCTTTCAATAGACAGAAACTCACAAACCTCTGACAGTGCCGGGTGGTCAGCAGGAATGCCAGTGGACAGCATGCCGACAAATGCATTGAATGTTTCGCCAGTGCGGGCAGGATCCGGACGCATTTCATCGGCCAGCAGCGGTCCCCACGTTTTGAACTCTTCCACGTTCTCCAGCATCATCACGCGCGGTCTCTTCGCCAGTGCCCAACGCAGAACAATCCAGGCCAGACCGCGTATCTCTTTTTTCACTGGCTTTGCGCCTTTTGCCTTCGAGAAGTGTCGGCAGTCCGGGCTAAACCATGCCAGGCCGACAGGATTACCGCCGGTGGCAGCTACCGGATCCACGTCAAAAACGGATTCACAATAATGCAGTGTGTCCGGGTGGTTCGTCTTATGCATCGCAATGGCGTTTTCGTCGTGGTTGATCGCAATATCCACGCTGCGCCCGATCGCCAGTTCAATACCTGTTGATGCGCCACCGCCACCAGCAAAGTTATCAACAATAATCTCACGCATGGATTACCCCCTGCATGCTGCCGACAAGACCACGCGCAATTGTGATGATTTCGCTGGTGGCCGTTCGTTCCAGCCAGAGTTGATTGATGTTGGCTTTCAGCTTGTTCTGCTGTGATTCATCCAGCATGTCAGCGCCGTCTACCTGGTCGAATACAATTCCAACCTCCAGCGGCCAGATACGGGACTCGGGAAGCGGATCCGATACTGGTTTAGCTTTCTCACGGATGTGCATGCGGATCTGGCGAATATTGGACCAACTTGAAACATCCAGGCTTCCCATAGCGGCAATGAAATCAGTACTGTTCATGCCATATTCACCAGATGCTTCAAGGGCAACAGTACGAATACGTTCCGACATATCCATGCGCGCAGCAGCGTCATCGAATTCAATCGACAACAGCCACTCATCCACACCGAACAAAATACTCTCACGAATAAGCAGCTTCGCTTTGTCGATCGTTAATGGTGATACCTGAGTGAATTCCGGTGCTTCGACAGAATCCGCCGCCCAGGTATGCCCAAACTTCGATTCACTAAATGTGTATTCTTCTTTATCGCCGAACGCAGCTCTAACGCATGCCCACGCCTCGACACCGCTGATATCAAAAATATCTTTCTGGGTAAGTGGCAACTCTGCTTCTGGCTTGTCAGCTACAGATGGTGTGGCAGTTGCAGGTTGAGACTTGCTGGCAGCAAATTGCGCCAAAGTCATAAACGCCCGCCCTTTTGCCTCCAGTTCGGTACGGTTGATATAGCTGAACCGCTCACCACGCCATGACTTATCGAAGACAGCTATAGCACCGGCAAAAAACGCGCTGGTGGGTTTCTGTTTTTCGTCAGCAGGTACAAACCACACAGGCAGATCGAACCCAATGCGCCCACGGATGAATACGATGTGATCGGCATCTTCCGGCCACCACGTTTCGCTCGGCGCAGCCTTTATCAGGAACACATAGCGACCTCCCTTTTCACGCTGGGCTGCTGCGTAGCTCATGATGTGCGTCATGCCAGTGATCGCCTGTTTCTCGTGGTACTGCGAACGGCTATACGGGGGGTTGCCATAACCAGCGCCGCCCAGTTCTGCAAGACGTTCAGACCAGTCCTGCGTCAGCGCGTTATCTTCGGCGGTGTACCATGCCGGGCACTTCGTGTTGTCGTCGTCAGCAAACAGGTCCAGAACTAATGGACCAAATAGCGCGTTGATACCCCAGAAAAGCAGATCTGGTGTCCGCCACTGATCGCCAACTTCTTTCAATTCATGGGCTGGTTTGCTACGCAGTACCGCCAGCGCCTTGCAATATTTGTTTAACGTCATCCTCTGAACCCCTCTGGAATCGTTGTATCAACCGGACCAAAAGCCATCACATCGCGCTTTTTCGCACCCCAGTCAGCGCGTTTAGGCCGTCCCTTCTGATCCCAGCGGGTAGCGCTTTGCAGATAGCTCTCGAATTTCTTCGGGCCAAACAACGTTTCCGGCCGCATGTACTGATACTGCTCGTCGTTCTCGTGCCAGTGCTCATGCTTCAGGTCGATAACCAGTTGCAGGTCTGCAACGCTGTACCCCTCACGCAGACGGGCACGGATATTCTCCAGGGATGTTTTGGATTTCTGATACCGGGATCCGCTGATCTGGTTCAAATGGGTCAGAACCAAAATCGCCTGGTCGGTAATCACAACTTCAGGGTCTGGTTGCGCCGCAACCGGACAAGAGGGTTTTGAAGTTACTTGTGGATCTTGTTTTGATTTTACTGACGGATCCCCGCCAGATTCTGACGGGTCAAAACCGCCATTTTTGCCAGATTTCGACGGGTCAGTTTTTGAGGCGTCAAAATTTGATGCGTCAGATTTTGACGTGTCAGAATCTGACAGTTGAGAAAATGCGGCAGCCTGAAGTTTCGCCACATTCAGGCGGTACACGTTCGAAGCATTACGGTTACCATTACGGCGCTGTGTACGCGTGAGCCAGCCATCTTTTTCAAGCTTAGCGATTGCCGTTCTGATAGTGCTCGGCCCTGCGCCAAGCTGGCGAGCAATAGTTTCAATGGACGGCCAGCACACGCCCTCATCACTGCTGAAATCCGCGAGGCGGGCCATGATCGCGACACTAGACAACTTCATGCCCGACGCCGCGCAACCATCCCATACGTAGCCGGTTAATTTAGTGCTCATGATCGTCCGTTATCTCCCTGAACTTTTGCCTGAAATGCTCAAGTGGGCTGAAGCATTCGTGCGGGTAGCCATCACGCAGATAGATAACGCGTTGTGTTTCTGGTTCCCAGCGGATAACACGGACAGGCACTCCGCGGTGGTCTTTGAACCTTCGGTTAAGTTCGCGCACAGGCGTTTTGCCCTCCGGTTGTAGACCCCCACAATTGAAACCGCCCTACTGTGGTTACACGGAACCCAGCGGTTTGATAATCTGCGCTCATACCGAAACAACGGAGCACCCGAAACCGGGATCATCCTGAGTTGCGGTAGACGGTTAAAAGCCGTTAAACTGCTCATGCGGATTATTTCTCCATACTCGAAGAGTTGTTCGCCAAGGCGCCCGGAGCTGCACACTCGCGGGCGTCACTCTTTTCTGGAAGGCAATAAACGAGTGATATCAGGTTCAGAAACGTCATAAGCGTTACCCGGAACTGGTAGGCGATTTCGTTCAGACTGTCCCACTCCCCTTTATCAACCACACCATCATCGATGTATCGACGATATGCGTTAACCAGGTCACCAAGCCTGCCAACCAGCTCAGCCAGCTTTAAGCCAATCTCTTCGTTCTCTGTTTCTGGTGCCGCGCCTGGAATGTGGATTCCGTTATCTGTTTGACGAGAAAACGCGTCAGCTATGTAGCTAACACCAGCGGCCTTCTGTAGCACCATCGCCCAACCCATAGGGAAGATCTGATCCCCTCCAACACGGAGGCGGTTAAACAGCGCGTTCTCTGTTACTCCCAACCATTCCGCCGCTTCGGCGTAGCCACCAGGCAGGTCGGTAATCGTTTTTTTAATTGCGACCACCAGCCAGGCAGGCTGACGTTCGACTTTCCAAACAGGTTCGTTACCCACGGTTTACCCCTTAGTCCTGTGGTTACTGGTTAACAGAAGTGCTTGTAACCTTGTGATACAGGGATGCGTCGTACATCAACTTCCCGTTAGTAATTCTCTCAATCACGAAGGCTTGTTTCTCGGGGATAACCTTCCCCCAGCGGCATACAGCAGGGTGTGAAATATTCAAAGCAACAGCGGTTTTAGAGATACCGCCAAAATGCTTTACGACTTCGGACTTATACATAGTTCCTCCGGTGTGGTGAATGAACCAAAGGTAACAAAAGGTACATCAAATAGCAAACAACAGTTACCAGTAAAGGGTGTAACATTGGTTACATGAAAACAGAGATGAAAGACCGCATCAGATCCAGGAGAATTCAACTGGATATAACCCAACTGACACTAGCGAAGAAGCTCGGTGTAAGCCGTGTATCGGTTACTAAATGGGAGAACGGCACGACCAAGCCTGATGGTGAAAACCTTCACCAGTTGGCACAGGCACTATCAACAACACCAGAGTGGATACTCTATGGACGCGGCGATGAGACCATTGACGACACGCGCGTTGTGCCTTTTTTAAAACCCCCAGTAGCTGTACCGATCATATCGGCAGTTCAAGCCGGTTTATGGACAGAAAGCTATGCTTGCTCAAGACTTACTGACGTGATTTCCTGGACTCAAACAACTGCAAATGTGTCGGATGAAGCGTTTGGGTTAGTAGTCCGCGGAGAGTCGATGACCAACCCGCAAGGACTGCCATCTATACCTGAAGGTTCTATTGTTATAGTCGAGCCCCACTATGGGCAGCTTGATGATCTATATGGGAAAATTGTCGTTGCTATATTGGATGGAACCTCAGAAGCAACGGTTAAAAAATTAGTGTGGGATAGCCCCTATTCATACTTAATGCCACTTAATCCTGTGTTTAAGCCTATCCAAATCGATGGCAACTGCCGCATAGTAGGCAAAGTCGTTCAAATTACCCAAAATATCTAATCCCTTCAAATTCAAGGGCCGGGCTTAGTCTCGGCTTTTTTACATCCTCACAGGTAACATAAAGTACATTACCAACTTGACCTAATTGGTAACTAAAGGTACATTTGATTCATCCAACGTAACCCATAGTACGTTAGATGAAGTTAAAGCATGCCTTGTATCAACATTCTGGCGGCCCGGTGTTTTCCCTTTTGTCTGGTTACCGCCAGCCTTTTTCAAGGCACAACATGCAAGCGCACTTCTTCACTTATCAGTTATGGGTGACAGGTATGAAACAGACAAAGTGCGCTTGCAGTCGAGTATGGAGAGAGTTCGGCGGTGGCAGCCGCCTTAACGAGGGTAAAATCATGAGTAATGACCGCATGACCATTGTGCCGAGTCCTCTTGTCGAGCTAGATACCAAAATGCTAATAAATTATTTATATTCAATACGTTATCGGTTACATTGATGAATTCAACAATAAGGATATTTTGGAGTCTAAAAGTGAATCAAAATCCATTCTCATTCTATGATTTTCTTGGATATCTAATACCTGGTGGATTTTTTATCCTGTTAATGTATTTCTGTGGTTTGACATTCGATTTAGATATTGTTGTTGATTTAACTGAATTGCTCAAAGGTCAAAGTCAAATTTTTGGTGTTTTAAACTATGCCTCAATAGTCATCATATCTTACATAGCTGGGCATTTTATATCGATCACATCAGCATTTTTCATTGAAAAATATATGAACGAAAAGTTGGGATACCCTTCCCAATATCTATTCAATAAGTTATCAGATGACTTAGAAATCGTTTGTACACCATCATGTTGTGAACAAGATGAAGATATTAAAAGAAAAATAAAATACCGCATAATCAAAGCAGTGCTATCACCCATAACACCATGGGATTACGCCACTCAAAAGTTATGTTATTCCCAATCATTGCCATTTCAATTAGCTAATACTACATGGCTAATAATTAAAGACGGCTATGAGAAAAAGTTCAGACTAGACAGTGAATTATTAAAAGTTGGAACTGGTCTTCATGATGATCTTTTCAGATTGGCTTATCATTATGTCTATGAATTTTCGAATCAACATCAATCAAAAATTCAAAACTATGTTGCATTATATGGCTTTTGCAGAAATATTTGCTTGGTATTTATAATTACATTTTGGATATCCTTCCTAACCTTTATTTGTCGTTTAATAGAAGGTAATTCTATTTCTTATAGTTTAATTTCGGTACTACTTAGTTTTTTCTTCGTCTATGTTTTCTACGTCGGGTTTGTGAAGTTTTATAGACGATATACTTTAGAGGTATTAATGGCATTCGCAGTACTACAAAGAAAAGACAATATTAATTAACATCTTACTCCCAGGTGCAGCTGGGATAATGGAGAAATATATGCTGAGCCTCGATTGTGTTCCCATCTCAACTTATTGCAAAGAGACTGGCGAAACCCCGGATGCCATCAACAAACGTGTGCAGCGTGGAGTATGGCGTGAAGGGGTTCAGGTGCTAAAGGTCGACGGCGTTAAGGAAAGATGGATTGATCTTAGTGAGGTTGCAAAATGGGCACGACAGAATCGCCTAAACTCCCACGCGGCATAACCATCAGGAAACATCGCAACGGTGAAACCATCAATATTACATTCACTTATAAAGGGGTTAAATGCCGTGAGCCCCTTTCTAATCTGGACGTAACCCCAAAAAACATCAAATACGCCGAGCGCACACTCGGCGAAATCCATAACAAGATCGAAAGAGGGACGTTTGTTTATGCGGAATACTTTCCCCGTTCTGCCCGGTTAAAAATTTTTGGCAACGCTGCCGCAGGCAAAACGGTGAAGATGTACCTGGACGAGTATCTTATAATCTGTGAAACGAGGAAACTATCTCCTTCGACAATTGGTGGATATAAGAAATGCCGAAGCGCGCTGTCATCACTTCATAATTTCCCTGCAAGTGAGTTGACGCCGGCCACATTGAAGACATGGATCCAGAACCAGAAAACGACATTGAAAACTATCCGAAACCAGCTGTCATTCCTGCGTTCTGCTTTGGATGAGGCGGTGACAGATGGGGTGGTTCAGATTAACCCTGTATCACTGGTAACAGCCTCACGCTACCAAAGTGATAAATCGGAAACAGAAAGCAGCTACGTGGTCGATCCGCTATCGCCCGCTGAAGTTGATTCTTTACTCGCTGCGGCAGGAAACAAGCAATGGGAAAATCTTTTCCGGTTCGCTATACAAACAGGCCTACGTAGTTCTGAACTATGTGCTCTTAGCTGGCGTGATATAGACTTCGTTGGAAAGACCGCTCATGTTCAGAGTGCCAGTGTTGTTGGTGTGATCAAAGGGACCAAAACAAAAGCAGGTACCCGAAAAGTTGAGCTGACAGATGAAGCAATGCTGGCTCTGATAAATCAGAAACCGTTCACTTTCATGAAGGATGCTACTGTCTTTGAAGATCCAAAGACCGAAAAACCCTGGGCAAGTGCTGATGCAATTAGAAAAAAGGCATGGGTGCCGACTCTACGAAAGGCAGGTATCCGTTATCGAAATCCATATCAGACAAGGCATACATTTGCTACCAGACATATCAGCCGCGGTGCCAACCTATTCTGGCTAGCTGTTCAAATGGGACACAAAGGCCCTGAGATGCTGTTCAGGCACTATGGCCACTACCTTAAAGAGTATGATGGAAAAACCTCGGCCCCATTATTGAATGTAAACTGCAAATAAATAATAATCTCTATCCAAAACTGGATAGAGATTAGACATGGATAACTTATCAGATATTATCACCGCTTTAGCCACAATGGCATCAGCCGTTGCGGCATTTCTTGCTGTTAAGCAAACGATCAAGCAAAGGAAAATATCAGTAACACCTCAACTAGTCATTAACAATTATCAAATAAGGACTAGAGAGGTATATGATGATGTCTATAGCTTATTACCAATATCTTCCGAGCATTACAGCAAACACAGACCTGAAATTATTAATACAGGTTCTGGAGTAGCATTAAATGCCACAGTTAATGTTGAATTTGACTTCATTTCAAAATTAAATTATTTAATGAAAAACCAAAACAAAATAAATCCAAAGTATAACTTTTCATTTGAAAACATCAGTAAACATCACGAAAGCAAAGTAAAAATAATATTCATTGCTCAGCACACTGATTTTTTAAAAGAGGCGGAGGAAATTTATAACATTGGGTATATCCCCCCACAAAATAGCAACTCAAACAAAATTATTTTAAATCTTTCTTCATTTTACCTAGAGGTTTTAGTAAATGAAATTATTTTCCTTCAAAAGATGAATGGAGAAATAGCCAACAATATCAATGGCCCATTATTTAAGCTTACATACAGTGATATTGATGGGAATAAATACAATGTTCACTATAGCAGTCAATTAAAAATCCACGACACAACAAAAACTGGAAATAAAATCGCATTTAAAGGTGTTCTTGAGTTTCAGGTTATAAAAAATAACTGGACTCAGAGAAGACTACAAAAGCTACGTAAAAGCTACGCGGATTTTATAGATGAACATGATTTCAATAAAAACAGATAGTTAAATAAAATCGGACACGGGTTCAACTCCCGCCAGCCCACCAAACACCGGTGAAAGCCCTCAGCGCAAGCTGAGGGCTTTTTTGTGTCTATTGACCTGTCCTGAAAGTGTTGACACGTTCCAGACTTAGATCCGGAGAACGTGATGATAGCTGAATACGAACAGGCAGATTAATTTCCTGATAACTCTTTTTATTTAACAGTGAACGACCATGGTTAAATAATATCCCTACAGGCTTAAAATCATCACGATAAAAAGAAACGTATTTTTTAAATACATTCGTCATTTAAACGTTCGACATCGTTAAACAGCCCACAATGCCGCATAGTGTAAAAATATCCAGTTAACTTCTCCATGAACAACTCTTGAATTTTCCTACTAAATACATATATTACGCATCCCGTTCAGTACATGAAATAACCTTTGATTTTTTTAATTGATATTGGAGTTACAAATGTCAAATAAGAAAATTTCGCGGAGCAATGGGGCAACAGGCCCCGTTAATAAGGTTGTCGCATGGTCAACAATCGCTTTGCAGGCTCTGTATCCTGCCCTTCTTAGCTTCACGCCAACCATCAGCCATGCGTCAGCCGTTAAGGCATCGCAGGCCACCGCAGAACAGCAAGAACTGCGCGGTCTGTCTTCTCTCGCCGCGCAGGCTGGCAGAAGCATTGAAAACGGCCATGCGGGCAGTTTTGCTGCCAATACCGTCTCAGCACAGGCAACGAAGGAGGTGGTAGAGTGGCTACAGAAGTACGGTAATGCGCGTATTCAACTCAACGTCGATGACGCTTTCTCGTTGAAAGATTCGGCGTTCGATTTCCTTTATCCGTGGGTTGATACAAAGCAGCATGTTTTATTTAGCCAGACATCGCTTCACCGTACCGATGACAGAACCCAAACTAATATCGGTATGGGTTATCGCTACTTCACGGCGGATAATTCAATGCTTGGCGCAAACTTATTTTATGACTACGATTTAAGTCGTCATCACGCACGTATGGGTGCAGGCGTTGAGTATTGGCGAGATTATTTACGCGCAGGCGCAAATGCTTATTTAAGATTATCAAAATGGAAGGATTCCCACGATCTGGATGATTATCAGGAACGTCCGGCGGATGGATGGGATATCTATACCCAAGGTTGGTTGCCATCGTATCCGCAACTGGGCGCATCGCTTAAATATGAAAAGTATTACGGCAAGAATGTCGGCCTCTTTGGCAGCAATCATCTTCAGGAAAATCCGTACGCCTTTACAGGCGGGATCAGCTATACGCCGGTTCCGCTAGTTACGCTTTCCGCTGAACACAAGCAGGGGCAGAGCAATACTCATGATTCACGCTTCGGCATAGAGATTAACTATCGCCCCGGCATCCCGCTGGCGAAGCAGTTGGACAGCGACAATGTTGCGTTAATGCGCGAAGTTCAGCACGGACGCTACGATTTTGTCGAACGAAATAACAATATTGTTCTGGAATACCGCAAAAAATCGGTTCTGAAAATCCGCCTGCCTGAAAGCGTACAGGGGGAAGGTGGCGCCGTTATTCCGGTGACTATTTCGCTGGATAAATCCCACTGGGGCATTCAGTCGGTAGAGTGGAACGATAGCGCATTTACCGCCGCTGGCGGACGCATTTCCGGTAGCGGCACATCATGGCAACTGACGTTACCCGCTTATACACCAGGCGGCACTAATCACTGGCAAATCGGTGCAATGGCGCGAGATGTTAAAGGAAACGCCTCTAACTATGCGGTGATGGACGTGACGGTGACGAGGAGTTCGGCCTCTGTCGGCACAATGGATTTTACATTGAACGGCGAGCAGCAACCGATCATCGCTGCTGACGGGAAGTCACAGCATCCGGTTACGCTGGTGCTTAAAGATACCAATGGTAATCCGTTAACAGGACTTGCACATGACATTGAGTTGTCTTTAGCGTTTACACCTGACGCACAGAGAAATCGTGAGCGTTCGGCACAGGCTCCAAAGCTTGGTGAAGTGCAGGAAACCCGCTCCGGGGTGTATACCGCCACGCTGACGCCGGGTTTAACGGCGGGGACGGCACGCATAACCGCTAAAGTTCTGGGTAAAACAGAAACCCTGACGGTGAAACTAAAAGCGGTTTCCGCAGAGGCGGCAAAATCGACATTCACGGTAATGCCCATGGAGCAGGTCGTTGGACACCCGATTAGCCTGGCGTTAGAAGCAAAAGATAAAGACGGGAATGCCATCACCGGCGACGACAGCTTACGTTTTTATGCAGTTTCAGCCAGCGGCGAGGTCCGTTTTACTGCCGTAGAAGAGAAAGACGGCGTGTACAGCGCTAAGGCAACGTCTGAACTGGCTCAGGCGACACGCATTGGTGTGACGTCACAAAAACATGATTTCTCCGGACTGGAAAAACAAGCCAACTGGATTGCCGACAAAACGCAGCCGGTGGTGCAGGCTTTTAACCTGACCAGGGACAATGCGCTGGCGGATGGCAAACAGAGTAATGTCGCGGTCGTTACCCTGACCGACCGTTATGGGAACCCGCTGTCCGGATACACGGTCACTCTGGCATTACCGCCACAGGTTAAGATCGCGAATGGGGAGAACGTTGTGAAGACCGATGCCAAAGGTGAAGCAAGATTCTCACTGACCAGTTCAACGCCGGGAACTTATGATATTACGCTAAGCGTGGGGAACATCAGCTCATCGCTAAGCGTAACATTTGCCTCTGCAATGGAGGGGGCAACATTGTCTCTGACGGCCAAAGACAATGGCGCAATCACCAATATTGCAGCAAACGGTCGCGATGGTGCCACGCTTGAGATCATGCTCAACAATACCGCCGCGTCGGTTGAAGGACAGAAAGTGGAGCTTATCGTAACGCCACAAGGGCTCGTGTACCCGGACAAAATCACCACCAATAAAGATGGTTACGCGACGGTAACGTTAACTACGGTTAAGGCAGGTCATTACACCGTTAATGCCAGGGTTACAGATGGGCAGCACAGCGTTGAGTCCTCAAGCGTTGACCTGGAATTCGTACCTGATATTAACAGCGCAGTGCTGAATTTGACCGCACCGTCTGAGAGCATTGTGGCAAACGCATCAGCGGCACATGAAATTCAGGTACAGGTTGTCGACGGTGAAAACAACCCATTTAGTGGTGACGTGCACCTGACCAGTTCCCCTGCCAGTGGATTAAAACTGGGCCAGTCCGAACTGACATTGGATGAGAAAGGAATGGCATCAACAACCTTTATTGCCGCAGAAGCTGGGCACTATCAATTGCAGGCAACCTTCATCAAAGAGGGTAAACGCGTTACGGCGAGTAAGGCGATTGAGGTAGTATCGGATCTGCAAAATGCCGCGTTGACGATCGAACCGTCAACTACAACCGCCGTAGTCAGTGATGCGGATAACGTGGCGTTTACCCTGCATCTGACCGATACATCAGGGAACAGCGTCAGCAATCGTAAGCTGAAAATTACGGCTACAGGCCCATCGCCACGCGATCCTCTGGTGATTGACAATACGCTTGTCACCACCAATGGTTCCGGTACTGCGACTGTAAATGTCCACGGTAATAAGGCGGGTCGTTACACGCTGACCGCCACATTGGCTGAACACGGTAGCAATGTCTCGGCAAATGCTTCGCTAACGCTGAATGCCGATGCCCAGAATCCAGTACTCACTCTGGAGCAGGATCCTGGCTATGCCGTTGCCAACCTTGAGCCGGTAGGCTTTATGGCCCGGTTGCAGGATAAATTCGGTAACCCGTTAAACGGCAGTGTCGAATTTAGCGCAGGCAGCAAAGCAAAACCCGGCAGCGGAACCTTTACGATGACGCCGGATAAAACCAACTTTAAGTTAGGGAATGCTTACTCTGAACTGAGAACGGATACGGCCGGTGTAAGTTGGGTGAGAGCAAAGGCAACGATGGGAGATAAAACATTGGAAAAAGTACTCACCGTCTGGGTAGTTGAGAACCATCAACCAAATTCCTGATCGGGATATAAACAAAAGATAGCCGGGGTGTTTTCGAGAGCACCCCGGCTGCTGCCATAACCTCAAATATATCGACGCTTGCATTATTCTCATGGCCAGGCGAGCGATGAGAATAATGAGCACTTAAATAGCGCCAACCGTCATCCCATTCCTCCCCCTTTTACTCATCAAAAGGAGGGAAAAAAACGACTCACTTTTAACAAAGCCATTCATGACCTTACTTATCAACCGGATAATCCCTGTTAATCCACGCATGTTCATCTTCCCAGGTAAACATCCATTTGCGAACCGGGCCGGCCATCACGTTAAGGTAGTAACTGTCATATCCCGCCAGGGTTGCCACCGGGTGATACCCTTTCGGCACCATCACCACGTCGCGGTTATAGACTGCCATACACTCGTCAAGCGACCGGTCGTCGGTGTACACCCGTTGCATACAGAATCCCTGCGGCGGGTTGAGGCGATGGTAGTAAGTCTCCTCCAGATAGGTTTCCTGCGGGGGATTATCGGTGTCATGTTTATGGCTTGGGTAAGAACTGGTACAACCTTCGTTGGTCCACACCTCCACCACCAGCAGGCTATCAGCGGGTTTATCTTCCGGTAAGATGTTGTGCACGTAGCGCTGGTTGTGACCTTTGCCGCGCGCTTCCCCGTCGATATCCTTAGGTGCGATCAGCCGTGTTGGGTGCGAGCCTTTCCCCGGTGCAGCGCAGACCGCCAGCTCCAGCCTGGTCACCGCCTGAACCTGTATTGTTTCACCAGCAGTGACATAAACCGCCCACGGTTTGATGCGTTCAAACGGGCTCATCCGCTCACCGATATCCGTAAAAGTTGCGCCCGGCGTGGTGACGGTCGCGCGTCCGGCAACCAATACCAGACAACGTTCTTCGCTGACGGCGGGCAGCGTAAGCTGCTGCCCTTCCTCCAGTTCATACGCTCTAAAGCCAACATATCCCCAACCGGCGCTTTCCGGCGTCACTGACTGCGTACACCCTTGCGCGTCCGGCTGCTGCCAGCGTGATAATAAACGTGACATATCACCTCCTCAGATAAGCCCGGCATCCCGTGCCAGACGGCTAAGGTTGTTATAGCCCAGACGCGCATACGTCAGCGGATGCGCGATGGCTGGATCCTGCTCCGCCTCCACCACCAGCCACCCCTGATACTGGTTCGCCTTCAGCAATGCCATGATTGGCGGATAGTCAACGCAGCCATCTCCCGGCACGGTAAAGACGCCGCTCAGCACCGCATCGAGGAAGCTGGTTTTGCGGTTTTTGACATCCGCCAGCACGTCGGCACGTACGTCTTTGCAGTGAACATGGTTGATACGTGATGCCCAGCGCTGCGCCACAGCCAACGGATCGGCACCCGCAAAGGTCAAATGCCCGGTGTCGAGCAACAAGCCAACTTCATCACCGGTATTCGTCATCAGATTATCCACATCTTCAGCAGATTCAATCACCGTTCCCATGTGGTGGTGATAGGCAATCTGTACCCCCTGCTGCTGGGTGTAGCGCGCAAACTCGGTGAGTTTTTCACCGTACTCTTGCCAGCGCTCTTGCGGGAAGCGCGGACGCAGATGTACCGGCGTCTGCTGCTCGCCGTGAATGCAGCCACTGACTTCGGCAAAGACCAGCACCTTCGCTCCCAGTTCGCGCAGTAACGTCAGGTGCGATTGCACAGCGGCAATCTCCTCCTCCACGCTGCGTTCCAGCAGACGTCCGGAGTACCA